TATTCTTTTTTATCTTTTTGATCTTTGCTGGCTAACAAACGTTCTAGCAAATCATTGCGACTCAGCACCATGCCCTGTGCTGTCTGCATGGCTTCTCGGCTGTCAGCTTCTGCGGCCTTGGCATCTAGTACTTGTTGTTGTTGATCTAGCCGCATCTTCTTCATCTGCAGATCAATCATTTTTAGTTTCTTGTCCAGCTTGGCTGTTTTTGCTGTGATAGCATGTCCCAACATGTTGCTGGCCACTGAGAAGATTTCGCTGGCAAATCTTGAATCAACTTGCATGCCGAGAGACATTAGTTCGTCATAACTAGATGTTGCCATTTTGGCCAGGCCATCCATTTCTTCGTCACTGCTTTCTAATCCACGCACACCGGGCAAGGCAGCATCTACTTTGTCTATGGTGTCGTCTAGTGCTTGCAGCTGGGTACGAAAGTCTTCCGCGGGCTGTGGCGCAGGTTCATCTTCTACAGGTGCTGAAGGGGGTAAGTCAAACAAAGATTCAAGTTTACGAGTCATGCCCTATTTATGGGTCAAGCTCGGCCGTTTGCAAACATATCGTTCTCTGTGATAACTCTAAAAGTCAAGCCGTTGGCTCTGGCCCACTTGGTGGCCGCATCCCACTTGCTGTAGTTGATTGCCACAATGGCACGGTCTCGATTGCTCATTTTTGATTCAATCACACTCTGTTTTTTGGGTTTGATTTCAATCAACTCTGCTTTCACAGTGTTGTTTCTGGTACGATAGGTGATCAAGAAGTCTGGAATGTACTGAGTCATCTTGCCTGTGAGTGGATGACGATACGGGATAGCAATGCTTTCTGACGCCCACTGCAACACATTGTCATTGGTGTCACAAAACTTCATAAAGCTCAGTTCCCAACCTGATCTATAGCGCGGTGTGCCGTTGCCTGCGTACTTTTCACGGTTGATCACGGTGTAAGGACCTTGTGCCCAGTGACTCATGGCAGTATGTTTCTAGCCTGATAAAAGTTGGGGGTGACTGGGGCACCCACTCCCAACAGTGTGGCTCGGCTGCGAATTTGATTCAAATAGTAGGCCATGTTGACATTGATGTTGACACCGTTGTTGCCTTGCATTTCTTGCAACAATGTCAGCGCAGGTATACCAGTGCTGTCAGCAACTCTGAAAAGACTCACAGTAAAATTGCCCGCAGCTTGCTTTGAAGTCATTTGTGTGAGAAAATAACTGTGTACCACATCATATTCGTTGACTGGAACATCAACTGCATAGTCATAAAAACTGTCAAAAACTCTAACAGTTAAGTCTGTATTGGGGTTGGTGTAATTTACCGTACTCACAAATTATACTCCAGGATTGGGATTGTTTCTACCTTGAGCTTGCGCTGCGGCTTGTCGTTGTGCTTGAGCCTGTGGGAATATCCAACCATCAGCTCGATTGGCCGCTGCTCTGGTGGCACCTGGCAAGGCTTGAATCACTGTGTTTGTGCCTATTGCGGTTGCTTCGCTCTTGGTGATGGCGGCTAAATTTTTGCCTTTGAATGTGTTGTAAGTGCGTCCGGCTTTTTGTGCTGCGCCAATCAAGCCCAACACACTGCCACTCTGCAAATCTTCTAGTATGCCAACACCAGCATCCAGCAATCCACCTTGGCCAAACACTGTGGCAGTACCGCCTGGGCGTGCCAATGGACTTGGGGTGGTATCATAGTGTGCACTGTCAGCAAAGCCTTGCACATTTGGGTCACCGCCTTGTGTGCGTTTGCCCACGGCACCAGTGTAGTATTTCACAGTTTCATATGCAATGGTCATTGAGTTCTGCATGATGCCGCCACCTTGAGCATAGTCATATTGGTCATGACTCCAGTTTGTAATTAGCGGATTGATCAGCACGTACTCAGCAAACTTGTGTTGGTCCATGCCGTAAATTCTAACGTCACGAAAGAACGGTGGCTTGCCTGTGGCTGAACTTGTGCCATCATTGAATGACTCACCAATATAGCCCCAGTCGTTGACTTGTCGTACATTGTTGTAGATATCTCTAGAATTGTATCCAAACCCAGCTTGACGGTTGGCACTGGGGCCAATGCTGCCATTGGTGTTGTTGGGTGCTAGATACTGCTGTGACGGATCTTTGTAGTAATAACTCATGTAGTTGTACCACATGTTGCGTGATACATCACCGCCATCATCATGAAACACAATGGTACACGGGTCATAATTGATTTTTTTCTGCATTACCCGCTTGCGATTGTATTGATTCAGCGTTTCATTGTCAATTTGATACTTGGGTAAGTCCACAGTTTTGACAATATAACTCAAACTGGTAATATCATCATTGCCCATTGCGCCACGCAAGGCAGGAATCTCTTGCACATTCAGCGTGAAGCTGACGTGAAAGAGAAACTTGAATCGGGGTTTGAGTTCGTAGGCGTTGGTGGTAAATGTACGGCTTGCGTGTTGGTAATCACGCAAGCTGTTGTTGCCGTAGAACCCTTTTAAAAAGTCCTGGCCGAATGAAGGCATGTTTAGACGCCTGCGCCGGTTACCACATCACCAAGAGTTCTACCAACTGCTGTACCAACTCCTGTGCCTTCAGGTGTTTGGTTGGCGTTGTCGTAAGCAATGCTCAATTCAATTGTGGCTGCTTCGTTGGTACCATAGTTCAAGTCGCCATAGTTGGCACCTTTCAAATAGCAACCATACAGTTCCCATGTTTCTAGCACAACTGGTGCGTTGGCACCGTTGCCACCGTCTAGGATTTCAACTTTGGTTGTGAACTTGTAGTCAATGCCAGAAGCGGCTGAACTCATTTCCAAGAAGTCCATTTGCTTCTGCAACTGTTCACCAACTAATCGACTCACAGCTCCCGATGCATCATCACGCAGGCTGCATGTGGTGTCGGCCCAGGTATGACGACCTGCCAGCTTCAATGTTGAGTTGTAAATTGGCAATGAAATTTCTTCAAAAGTCAAGTTGGGACGTGCAAAACTGATCACTTGTTTGGTCAACTCTGTTCTTGGTGTGCTTACACCAAGATTTTCAAACATCACTCTAAAGCGATACTTGAGTTTGGGCATCAACAGACCTTGGGTGGTTGAGCTCTGATCGCTTGCCAAGGGTACTGTCATTCTCTGTAATGATGAAACTGCCATTTGTTATTTCTCCTGTTGTGTTTATTTACCTGAAATGGAGGCCTGTAATCAGGCCTCCTGTTTCATCATGCCGCTGCACCTGCTCCGCTGATTTCACCAGTATTTTTGATGCGCAACGGAATGTAGATAAACTCCACTGCTTTGACTGGTTCAATAGCCACGTCAACCCACAACTCGTTGCGGTCAATACGTGCAGGAGTGTTATTACTCAAGTCGCAAACAACCAAGTAGTCATAGATAGCACGTTTGGCAATCAAGTCAATCATCAAACTGTTCACAGTGTTGGTTATCTCGTTGCGTGTGATTTGGTCATTGGGTTCAAACAAATACAGCTTGCCAATTTCTTCCAATCGTCCACGTAAGAAACAAATCAGTCGAGCAACGTTGATGCGATCCAATGCTGTTGTGGCGCCTTGGCGTGTTTTGTTACCAAAGTTTGTGATACCAATACCTGGGATAAAAGTAATTGGATTGATGTTGTTTTGATATAATACATCACGCAGGCCTTGGCTCACAGCAATTTGTTGAAACTCGCCTGTGGCTGAATCAATGTAGCCAATTGCGGCTGCATTGTCAATCACACCACGGCGTGTGCCGGCTGGTGCCAACCATGGATAGCTCACTGCATCACTACGCAAGATTGTGCGCATCATCATGTGGCTGCTAGGTGCTACAACTGTGTTACCTGACAAATCTGTGGTCTGGCATGATGGATAGAACACAGCAGCATAAGCACTGCCCACAGTCAATCCATCACCAGTTGACAAGCCTAACCCGTTGTTGTCTGTGGCATAAGTTGCAAGGTCTGTTCCATTGCCTGCTAGTCGCATGGGTGTGTCGCCCACACAGAACAGTGTGTTGGCACGTTCGTTGCTGAGTGCCACAAGGTTAGTCAACAGCTCAGGATAAGCTGGAGCGGCAATCAAGTTGAATTGATTTTGTTCTTCACGTGCTGCCAAACTGGTGTCAATGCCAGCTTTCATTGCTTTAACAACTAATGCACGTTGAGCTTGACGCCCTGAATACATTGCGCCATTGTCTTTGTTGCCACTTGTTGTTACCCAGGTATAACTGTACTTGGGCAAGTTGGCGTTGTTGGTAGGTGCCGCAGGGTTGTATGCGCCAGCGTCAGGGTATGTGGTTGACGTAAAGTAGCTGGTGGTAAATGCTTTTACATTGTAACCT